AAAAACTCCGCAATGGGTAAAAACCCCATTGACATTTTTAGCAATTGGTAAAAAACCCCGATAAATGGACAGTTATCCGCAATGGGTAAAAAACCCCATTGCCGCAATATTGAAAAACTCCATAAATTACCCCATTTTATTTTTAATTCACAATGTCTAAAAATAAAAAAATAATCGCACGTGATTGAGATACCACACACACCCCCGTGTGTGCTATATCAAATTTTGTTTCATTTTAAATGTAGAATTTAAAATAAAATTTTTAGTCTATCTCATCTAATTCATAACCTGGTTTTTTTAATTCAGTTATTTTCCATTTATGACTGCTTACACGGTCTTCATTATCTGGTGGAAAATTAGCAAAAACTACAACGTGTGGTGGGTTAAAAACTTTAGCTCCGGTTTCATATTTTGTATTTGTAATTAAACCATCTTTAATTGCTTCGAGAGAGGTGTATGATATTTTACCTCCAGTTCCTCTGGGTAAGTCAAAAATCATCATTCGGCATATATCCATATCTGTGTTAAAAACGATATTCATAATATCACTTAAGCAACCGCCTCTCACAACCATTGCTTTGTGTTTTACAAACATATATTTACAAAATGAACTTTTACCCACATTACCTGTGCTTTCCCAAAACCAATAAATTGTCGTATCGTGAGGTTCTGTAAAAAATAAATCTTCTATTTCTTTCTGCCACGAAAACAAATTTTCTATAATTTTTATTGGCTTTGGTATCCCGTATGAAAATTCAATATTATCTTTAGAACAATATTCTATAAGTGCATTTTCATTTCTACAAGGTCTAAAACTGGCTCTTTTAAAACCTTCAAGTTTTAATAATCCCGTCATTCTTTCTTTTTTAATTAAAGAAATATAGCCTTGTATATGAGGTGTTCCACTTTCTCCAACTTCCAATCCAAAAATAGCTTTTTTACAGATATTTGGAAGTAACCCTTTAAGCTGGCACACTTCTTCTTTGGTGTAATTATTTACAACAAAATCATACTTATATAAAGCATTCTTGCTGTCATTATCGGGTAAAGGATGTTCTATATTACCATCCTTTACCTTCGGCACACTTGGCACACTTTTTTTGGGCATTTGTAATATTCCTAAATATTTTAATTTTAGGAATTTTTACGCACCGCGTTTTTTTTCTTTATATATATTATAATGGTATTTAGGAAAAAATCTATTAAAGCAAAGCGCCCTGTTCGCAGACGTGTTTATCGTAAGAAACCTGTTGTCTCCAAGGCAATTAAAACATACGTCAAGCGCACTATTTCTTCTAATATAGAAAATAAATATTTTGTAGATTATGGAACAAATCAATCTATAACAACACAATCTGGAGGTGGCACACCAATTCATCGTCAGCTTCTTCCTTCTTTAGTTCAAGGATTAGGAGCTGGTCAAAGATTAGGTAATGAGGTTATGGTAAAATCAGCATATATTAGAGGACACGTTAATATCTTACCATATAATGCAACTACTAATCCTGGTTCTGTCCCTGTTTATCTTTTAATGTTATTAGTTAAAAATAAAAAAGCAAATATTGCTATGGGTTCATCAAATGCTGGTCACGATTTATTTGAACTCGGTAATTCAGCAATTGGTCTTCAAGGTAATATGTTAGATATGATATTACCTATTAATTCTCAAAACTGGCAACAGTTAGCTCGTAAGAAGGTTAAACTAGGTTGTTCTAGTTTATCAAGTAATGCTACATCAATACAGGGATATTTTGATAATTCTAGTTTTAGTGTTCCATTTCAATTTAATTATGGTAAGTATTTAAAAAAACTTCAGTATGAAGATTCGGGTAGTGGTTTTACACAAACAACTCCCGTTAATACAAATTTATCTTTAATATTTCAAACTGTATATGCTAATGGTGATACATCTGCCCAATATACAATCGCTGAATATCATTATTCTATAAGAATGGTGTATGAAGATGCTTAATTTTTTTGTTGATAAAAACTCTCAACAAAAAAAACTCCGCAATGGGTAAAAACCCCATTGACATTTTTAGCAATTGGTAAAAAA